TCAAAACGATTCTCCTCAAAGATTAACTGCGGTCCTAAAGGGCGTTGATAACCCCGATGAGTTGCTTGCAAATCTCAGCCGAAGTTTCCTTGACGATGCATTGGAAACGGCTGGTAGAGATCCCATAAACCCTCAAAGTTTCAACGGGAAAACATTTGCCAAGAAAATAAAAGACCTTAAAACAACTGGTAAAGTCTTGTTTGGAAAAGACTGGAATAAGATTCAAAAACTTGCCAACAGTATAAATCAAGCAGACATTGCAGGTAAGTTGTCTATGGATGACATTGCTAGGGTTAGAGCCGCTGGGGGCAATAAGGGCATGGTTGGGGCTATGGAAGATGTTGTAGAGGCTCAAAAGCAAATAGACATAGCTAGCTCGACATCTGTAGTAAAAAAATTAGACCCTAATGAGGTATCTGAATATTCAAGCTATGATGATGTTGTAGCTGCTCTCACAAGAAACAGCCTCACTGAAAGTGAAACAATTCAGATAATGAAGTTCTTTGAGGGTAACGACCAACTAATTCAGAGCATGAAAAATGTTGTTCTTCAAGATATAATGAAAGTAGTAGATGACAAGGTTCTTGAAAGTGCTGGAAATGCAGGATCTTTGCGTAAAACTTTAGATGAGTATAAACCAAGATCTTTAAGTCGAATATTGGGTGAAGACACATACAAGGCTTTAGATAGCTTTGCTGATGATTTGGTTATGCTTGGAGACGCTGGTAAAGAGGGCGCAATAGCCGCTGGCAGTATATGGTCGCAGATGTTTAGCCATCCTTTGAATGTACTAGGAAGAATTGGTAAGTTTAAGGCTATGGCTGCTATGTTCAGCAGTCCTCAAAATGTCAAAAAATACATTGAGATGAGGAAGGCCGCTGCTAACAACCCAGAGGCTCGTGGTAATGTAATGTTAGCCATGATGAACCAAGCAGCACTTGACGAGGGAATTGACGTTGGGGGTAAAGCCGCACTCGCAGGTCGTATTGCAAGTGGAGTTGGCTCCGTAACAGGTCAAACCAGTCGTATAGGCCTTCAATCTCAGCCTCGACTAATTCTTAACGAAGAGGGTCCGTTTCGTCAAAAAAGCCGAACAAGTGTTCCTAATGTTCAGCCTAGCCCTATAAATTTAAATCCCCCTAACATTCCTGAAGTTAGACAACAGCAGACTAGATCTGCTCCGTTAAGTCCAATTGAAAGAATACAGCAAGAGGCAGTCAGAAAAATGTCTCTTAGGGATCGCGCAAGGGAAAACCCAGCAGTGGCAGCGTCACTACTAGGTGGCCTTGGAAACGCTGGGCTTCTCTAGTCTTCGATAACAGAGCTAAGTCCGCCAGAATAAACTTTTTTTGGCCGACTTGCTGAGAAACCTTGACCGCTATATTCAGCGTCCACAAGCAACGAAAGCTGCTGTGAAATGTTCCGGCGTTCTTTGTGAGCTATTTCAACGATCTTGTTGTAGGTGTCTACATTAACACCTATTGACTTGTACTTATTTGGCTTTGGCATTAGAATCGTTCCCATAATGTTATTAAAACAGACATACAATCCCAGACTCAAAAGGTCAAGACCCAAGTACGGTAATAAGAAAACCGTGGTGAACGGGATCAAGTTCGATTCTAAGTGGGAATCCGAACGCTATTTATATATAAAGTCACTCGAACGCGCAGGGACAGTCAAAGACCTTGAGCTTCAAGTTCGGTTCAATCTTATCGTTAATGATCAGAAGATATGCGCCTATATAGCTGACTTCCGCTACAAGAGAGAAGACAAAGACGGCGTGTGGCATGAAATCGTTGAAGATGCTAAGGGCGTAGAAACACCTGAATTTAAACTAAAAAACAAACTTATGAAGGCTTGTCTCGGCATAGAAATATTTCTTTCTAAAAAAAGTGCTTGACGTATATCCCACAGTATTCCATACATAGGGTTCTAGTAACCTAAAGCGGAAAGGAACCGACATGAATAGTCGTGAACTGTTTGACCGTCGAGACGAACTCAAGCACGTTATCTCTGAAATGCGTATTGAGCTTAAAGACGTTGAAGAACAACTATCAGATACATTTCTACCAATAGCGAAAGACGTTTTACGCGCTAATGGTAAAGACTTTGGTACTGCCCAGATTGCAGAAGGCAATCACAGGCTCAAAGTAACTGTGGGCAAGAAAGTCACATGGGACCAAGCCAAGCTGCGTGACACGCTGAACAATATGTCGCCAGAAAACGCGCAACATTATGGCAAGCTGACGTTTGCTGTTGAAGAGCGCAATTTCACGGCGGCTCCTCCTGCAATCAAGGAAGAGCTTGAAGATTGCCGCACTGTAGCAATTGGCGCAGTCAAAGTAGAGGAGATCGAATAATGGCTCTGCAAATCATCACAGCCGATCAGCGTCTTGCCGAAAAGAAAGGCCATAAGATCGTAGTATGTGGTTCAAGCGGTGTAGGTAAAACTACACTCGCTCGTACCCTAAACCCAGCAACCACCCTATTCATGGACTTGGAAGCTGGAGATACAGCAATCGAAGGGCATCCTATCGACGTTGTGCGTCCTCGCACATGGGTAGAATGCCGTGACCTCGCGTGCTTCTTAGGCGGTGCAAACCCATCACTCTCTGAAGACCAGCCATACGGACAATCACATTACGATTATGTGGCGGCTATGTACGGAGACTCCTCAGACGTATGGAGCAAGTACGATACGCTGTTTGTGGACTCAATCACAGTCGCAGGTCGTTTGTGCTTCCAGTGGTGCTTACAGCAGCCTGATACGCGCTCTGAGCGGTCTGGTAAGGTTGATACTCGTGCTGTTTACGGAATGCACGGACGCGAAATGATGTCGTGGCTAACTCACATCCAGCACATCCGATCAAAGAACGTTATCTTTGTTGGCATCTTGGACGAGATCACTGACGATTATGGTCGCAAACAATATAATATGCAGATCGAAGGCGCGAAGACTGGTCGAGAATTACCCGGTATTGTTGATGAAGTAATCACAATGGCGGTCTTAACAGGTGATCACGGACAGTATCGTGCCTTTGTATGTCAACCTCTGAACGAATGGGGCTATCCAGCCAAAGACCGTTCTGGAAGACTTGACGTTCTTGAAGAGCCTCATCTTGGAAAACTTATTGAAAAGATGAACAATGGATCACCATTAACCGACAGTGATCTTACGTTTGTCGATCCTACAACTCAAACTTCTATCGAAGGAGAAGCATAATGCTTAATTTTAATAATGTACCCGCAGACGAAAATCCAAAGAACCAAGAGTTCAGCTTAATCCCTACCGGAACAATCGCTCGCGCTATTGTACTTGTGCAGCAAGGCGACATTGAACTTCCTGAGTTTGGTCAAGGCGCTTGGTTTAAGCGTTCTGCAAGCACATCTGCCAAGTGGATGAACCTTGAGTTCACAATCATTGGTGGTGAGTTTGATCGCCGCAAGTTCTGGCACAGTATCTTTGTCGATGGTGACAAGATTGGCCCCAGCGGTATGCCGCTGGCCAAAGAGATTGGCCTGCGCACGCTCAAGTCGATTGTCGAAAGCGCACGCAACATTGACCCCGCTGATATGACGCCACAAGCCCAGCAAAACCGCAATATCAACGGAATGATGGACTTGAGCACAATGGAAATTTGTGCAAAAATTGGCGTTAAGAAAGGCACGAACGGCTATAAGGACAGTAATCAACTGATGGCCGCGCTCACGCCTAACAGCAGCGAATTTATGCCCCAAGGGAACATTCCAATGCAGCAAACTCCCGCTGCCTCTTCGTATGCTCCTCCTCAAGCTACTGCGCAGAATAGCGGTGCAGTACCTTCTTGGGCACAAAAGTAAGCTAGCGGCAGGGCCATTCCGCGCCTGCTAGAACACGGACTGGGGGGCCGTGGCCGCTAATCCCCCCAACTTAACTATTCTAGCAAATAGGTATTATTATGTTACTCAGACCATACCAAGAGGTAGCCGTGTCTGACGCATGTAACGCGTTAGATAAGCACAAAAACACTCTCGTTGTCGCTCCTACGGGTGCAGGCAAAACCATTATGCTCTCTTCTCTTGTTGGCAAACGCTACAAGAAAGGTAAGCGCATACTCGTAATTCAACATCGTGATGAGCTTGTTAAGCAGAACAAAGAGAAGTTCGAGAAGGTTAACCCGTACATCACAACAAGCATCGTAAACGGAACAGTCAAGCACTGGGAAGGTGATGCAATATTCTCAATGATTCAAACAATGTCTCGCGATAGAAACCTACGGGACCGCCCTTTGTTCGACATGGTTGTGGTTGATGAAGGCCACCATGCGGCTGCTGACACCTATGTCAAAGTCATTGACGCTGTTCGCATGGACAACGAAAACGCTGAGATCGTAGGATTTACTGCAACGCCCAACCGTGGCGATGGTAAAGGTTTGCGCAGTGTATTCAATAATTGTGCTCACCAGATTGAATTGGCGACTTTAATCCGAGAAGGATTTCTAGTCCGCCCAACGTCCTATGTTGTTGACCTTGGAATAAACGATCAACTCGACAGCGTTACCCGCCGTGGCAAAGAATATGACATGGAAGAGGTCGCTGCCATTATGGATCGCCGCGTTATTAACGAACGCATTGTAAAAGAGTGGAAAGAGAAGGCAGGGGATCGCAAGACCGTTGTGTTCTGCTCTACAGTCTTGCACGCGGAACACGTTTGTGAAGCCTTCCTACGCGCTGGCGTCAAAGCGAATTTCGTAATTGGAGAAACTCCTAAAGACGAACGCGCTAAGATGCTGCACGATCTTGAGTTTGGTGACATGCAAGTTATCGTTAACGTCATGGTGCTAACAGAGGGGTTCGACGCTCCGCCAGTGTCTTGTATAATCCTAACGCGACCATGCTCCCAAAAAGGTACAATGGTGCAGATGATTGGGAGAGGATTGCGTATCCTTGACCCCGAGTTATACCCAAACACCATCAAGACCGATTGCGTTGTCATGGACTTTGGCACATCTATACTTACCCACGGGGCCTTAGATGAAGCTGCAAACCTAGATGGAAGGCCCAAAGATCCAAATGCCGAAGGGCCAACAAAAATCTGCCCAGAATGTGAAGGCGAAGTATCAGCAAATACTAAAGTATGTCCGTTCTGTGAATATGAGTTTGAACAAAAAGTTAAAGATGTTTTAGACAGCTTCGTAATGACAGAATACGATCTGATGCAGCTATCTCCATTCATGTGGATTGACCCGTATGGTCTAGGCACAGCAATGATGGCTACAGGATTTCAAGGATTTGCGATGGTGGGCCACATAGGAAACTATTGGATTGCTATTGTAAAGGCTCAAAATGGCCGTGCAAGAGTAGTTTCAATTGGTGAGAAGGTACAAGCGATGGCTGCGGCTGATGATTTCCTGCGTGAGGTCGAAGACAGCAACGCTGCAAACAAATCTAAACGCTGGCTCAATCAAGCAGCAACTCCAAAGCAGAAAGAATTGTTGAGGAAAAACGGCTTACAAGTAAGCGAAATGGATTTCTCTTGGACTAAGTACAAAGCTGCTTGTTGTTTAGGGTACTATTTTAATCGTGATCAAATTGATAGACTGATCGCAGACAACTGGGAAAAGTTGACGGGAAAAGATTATGCAAAGATGTGAAATACTCGACACGGCAAAAAAATACGTCACAAAAGATCGTGCCGCTGATCATGGAAACATGGAAGATAACTTCAGCACGATAGGCAAATACTGGTCTATTCATCTTGGTGTAGACGTAAGCGCAGTTGATGTTTCAGTAATGATGAATTTGCTCAAGGTCGCTCGTATAAAATCCAACCCCAAACATATCGACAATTGGGTGGATGGATGTGGATATTTAAGTTGCGGTGGGGAACTTTCCGCCAAGGAATCGTAATGGCTAGATTTGAGCTACATCTCTTCATAGTTTCAGAAGACAACGGAACCATACAAAGCTCAGAAGTTAAATCTATGTGCTGGGTTAACGACAGCAACAATATGGCCGAAATAGAAGAAGTTGCAGAAAACGTTATTTCTGAGAATATAGAAATTAATCAGAATGTAATTTTGTTTGGACACGCAAGCCTCAAAGTTCGGGGCAAGGAAGTAATGAGTCTGAGTTTTAGAAATGATAGTGCAGATAAAGAAAAAATGGGCATAGCTTTAGATCTAATGGAATTATCAGATGAAGGGGAGGCAATACATTGAGCAACATGGACGCAGCGCCAGAGCCTATGAAGGAACTGGCACACATATTAGGGATATTCGGATGGAGCACACGTTTTTCTGATCTTACAGAAGAGCAAGTCCACACCCTAATTTTTGGAATTCAAGAATCAAAACGTCTAGCAGCGGAGATAAACATTGGAAAACTCGAAGACACCTACTTTAAGTCAACAGGCACTTGGCCCTCTACTTCAATCCCGTTCTAGGGAAAACCCTATTGCTGACCTAATTACTGAGGCAGTGGATAACGCGATTGTTGCAGGGGAAGAAAAACGAGAACGCCGAAAGTATATCGGCGCGTCAAGCATTGGAGATGAATGCTCTCGCAAAATACAGTATCGTTACCTCAACTACACGATTGATCCTGACAAGGCTTTTACGGCTCGTACATTGCGCATATTTCAGTTCGGGCATGAGATTGAGAACTACGCATCAAAGTGGCTGAGAGACGCTGGTTTTGACCTGCGTACAGAAGACAAGAACAACCAACAGTTTGGGTTCTCTATCGCTGATGGCGAAATACGAGGCCACATAGATGGCGTTGTTTGCGATGGCCCAGTTGATATGGCCTACCCATCTTTATGGGAATGTAAGTCGGCAAACGACAGTAAGTTTAAAGCTTTCGTGCGGCATGGTGTTGAAAAAGCCAACAAAACATATGCAACGCAATTGGCGCTATACCAAACATACATGAACCTAAACGAAAACCCCGCATTGTTTACGGTAGTCAACAAAAACACGTCAGAAGTGTACTACGAATTGGTTCCGTATAATAAAAAGTTAGCTCAAGAAGCTAGTGACCGAGCCGTGAATATCTTGACGGCTGCAAAAGCAAATGACATTCTACCGCGTATTGCTCAGAGCAAAGATTTCTTCTTGTGCAAGTTTTGTGAGTTTCGTCAGACATGCTGGGAAGAGTAAAATATGGGACGCGCTTGGTCGGCGGCATCCCATATTTAGTAGTTAAGTTGTGGACAGGGACAAGATAATGAATATTTTAAGTTTTGGCAAGACTTCTACAGAGGTCGCAGAGAGAATTTCAAAAGAAGTTCCTCGTAGCATACAGTTGCAAACACTAATAGATACATACCCCGCTGGCGTTCGAAGAGGTAAGGAATTCTACATTGGATCTCTTAGAGGTGAGGCTGGAAGATCTCTGGTCATTAACATTGATACTAGCAGTCCGTGGTTTCTAAGCGGCAAGGATTTCGAATCAGGCGATGGTGTCGGAGGTATTTCAAAAATATTAAAAGAAGGCCGTGGGTACTCCCTTGCCGAAACCTTTGATTACTTCAAAGATCATATCTCACAGGATTACGTTGCTCCTCCTATGAACGTAGTAAAGCCGAACAATCCAAACAGTTTCTCAGTCGTGGCCTCAACACCAGAGCCACAAGCTAAACTACAACCCGAACAAAAACTATCTATTAGCCCCAGCACACCGTTTGAGGACGAATACTCCTACACTGACGCCGATGGTGTAGTGCTCGTAACAGTTAGAAAATACTTTGACCGGGACGCAACCGGAGAAATTGTTCGGGATAGCGCCGGGAAGCCAAAGAAACAGTTCCGGCAATTCATGGATGGTCGTCAAGGAATTCCTGAACCAAGACCGCTATACAACATCCCGAACATTTCCAACTCAACAAAAGTTATATGGGTCGAGGGCGAAAAGTGCGCTGACGCGCTTAACT